CAGGTGTTTTACTTGTTGCAATGACAGGGTTGTATATGTACTTGGTTGACAAGGATAAGATAGAACCTTATGTACCACCACAAGCACATCGTGGAAACTTTTGGGATGCAGAGACTAAACAATTTTATAAGTGGGATGAGTTAATGGAACTAAAAAAATCGAGGGAACAAAATGACACAGTATGATGAAGCTGTTGAACAGCAACGAAAGATACTTGAATTAGAAAAACAAGCTAAACAAGTTGTAGCTATTGACACAAGGTACAAAGATGGGTTATGGTATAAACAAACCACAGACTATGCAGATGGTCGAAGGATTACAGAGTACAGAGATAAACGCAAAGCAACAGTAGAGGAAAATAGGTATGGCAAAGACATGGAATAAAAGTACACACACTTCAGCTACCAAACAAGGTGGTAAGAAGACAAGTCAAGGTAGAGGTAATGTTGGCACCTCTACTATGAATAAAAATAAGAAAGCCAACTTAAAAAAATATAGAGGGCAAGGTAAATGAAAACTAAAATATTAAAAAATAAAGTAACTATTGAATTGACTACAAGCGAGTATGATGATTTGTTCAAATACATTAACAAACTTAGAAGCATGTTAAATACTTTACACGAAACCAATGATTTATGGTTGTCTGATGTTCACAATTTAGATAGTTTACAATATGATTTGGTTAAACTATTAGATGCTAAATGGGATGCTGGTAGTTATAGATATATTAAAAGAGGATAAGGTAAATGAACATATTTTATTTTGATGAATGTCCTACCATATCAGCAGAAGCACAGCCTGATAAGATGTTAGTCAAGATGCCATTGGAAACAGCACAGATGTTATGCACAGCACACAGGTTGTTAGATGGTGATGAGTATGCAGATGCTAATGGACTATACAAACAAGCATACATGAATCATCCATGCACTATATGGGCTAGGGAATCTAGCTCTAACTACTCATGGTTGTATCGACACTTCCTTGCACTAGGACTTGAGTATGAGTATAGGTATGGTAGGAAACATGCAAGTGTTGTCAAGCTAGAAGAACCATTGAGTAAGATGCCTGACAACATTACACATACAAGCATGACACCACTAGCACAGGCTATGCCTGAGGAGTATAAGAATGAGGATGCTATCATTGCTTATCGTAATTACTGCATTAACGAAAAACACTATGCCAAATGGGAACGCAATCGAACTAAGCCTACTTGGTGGACAACACAGGAGGTTGCATGAACTACATATACGAAAGGATGATGGCTGAAGGAGAGACAGCTATCTTTGACAAAGACGATCTTAGAAAATTTGAAGCTTATGTATCTGAACATTACAAAGAATTCTATGAAGGTAAAGCTGCATATGAAATACAAAAAGATGGAGAACAGTTTTTGGTTACTCTTTTTGAAAATCCTGTTATAACAATGGAAGAAATACTTCTTGACATTGGAAAAGAATAGGTGTATAATGGGCATCTTTATGAGCAGTCAACACTTCCAAGCCCTCTATCTCCAAAGCATAGTTGGCTCAATACACATTGGAACTCCGAGAGTAGTTTGCTCAAAAACTCTCCCAGTTTTTAACCGACTTCTAAATAACTAACCATAGGAGGTAAATATGGCAATACTAGAAGGAACTGCTAAATGGGCAAGTATCACAACGCCGAACACTAAGTTCGAGCCTGTATATACGCTTGATTTAGTTGTCGATGAAGCGACAGCAAATGACTTTGCAAGTCGTGGACATAAAGTAAAACAGCATGATGAAGGTCCTGCTATTGTAATTAAGCGTAAGGTAAATGGTCCGAATGGAATGATTCGACCTGCACCAAGACTGCTTGATTCTGATAAGCAAGAAGTTACAACTGCTGTGGGTAATGGCTCTAAGGTCAGAGTTCAGTTCAATGAATATACCGGTGAGGGTAAGTATGGTCCTTATATAGGATTGGACTTACAAGCCGTTCAGATCGTTGACCTTGTGCCTTACAAGAATGGTGATGGTGATGAGTTCTTTTCTGACGGGGAGGAATTCTAATGATCATTACTATTAAAAATGATGATGGAGTTACAACTAACTTTGACATCAACTTGATTAGTGACGAACAAAAGAAGCAGGAAGCTACAGTTATTGTACAAAAAGTAGGTAACTTACAAGTCACTATTGAAGCTCTTGACTTTGCTTCAAGAACTCATCGAGCTAACTTAGAACAGTTGCTCAATGAATGCGAAGAAGCTAAAGTTGAAGGTGAATCAACTGAAGAAACTTCAGAAGATTCTTAACTAACAGGCTAGGTGTAAAAGCCTAGCCACTTTAATTGGAGATAGAATGCAATTAGAAAAAAGTAAATTTGTTAGACACAAACTACCTTGTCCTAAGTGTGGTGGTTCTGACCCTGTATCTATGAATGAAGATAAGTCAGCTCACTGCTTTAGTTGTTCAACACATTTTGCAAACTATCCTGATGCATGTAAAGGTAATATTGTGGAAGTAGAAAAGAAACCAACAAATACATTTCTTAATACCTATACTGGAAGTTATGGTGCTTTAACAGATAGAGATATCTCAGAAGAAACAGCTAAAAAGTATGGAGTACGAAGAGTTATTAGTCCAACCAACCAAGTCAGTCAGCATATATATCCATTCTTTAATGGCAATGAAATCGTTGGAACTAAAACTAGATTTGTAGATAATAAAAACTTTTCGTTTGCAGGTACTTATGAAGGCACAGGATTGTTTGGTGAGCAGTTGTTCAGAAATACAGGTGGTAAGTATCTTACAATTACTGAAGGTGAATGTGATGCAATGGCTTGTTATGAACTCATGCAGTCCAAGTGGGCATGTGTATCTTTAAAACGTGGTGCTTCAGGTGCTGTGAAAGATGTACGAGAAAGCATTGAGTTTGTTGAATCATTTGATAATGTTGTATTATGTTTTGATAACGACAAGGCAGGTCGTGAAGCTGCACGAGACGTGGCTAGAATATTAAAGCCCGGCAAAGCTAAGATTATGACATTCCCTAACGGGTACAAAGATGCTAACGATATGTTGAGACATAAAAAGTTTCAAGAGTTTATGTCTGCATGGTGGGAAGCTAAAACCTATACACCGTCAGGTATTCTTGAACTGTCTGCTCAAAAGAACGATTGGCTTCATCGTGAAGTTAAAGAAAGCATAGCTTATCCTTGGGAAGGTCTTAACAAAAAGTTATATGGACTTAGAAAAGGTGAGCTTGTAACTCTTACAGGTGGCACAGGACTTGGTAAGTCTAGTGTTACTCGTGAGTTAGAACACTGGTTAATCAAAAACACAGAAGACAACGTAGGCATTGTAGCTCTTGAAGAGAACTGGGTTAGAACTGCTGATGGAATTATTTCTATCGAAGCTAACGATAGGATATATTTAAATGAACGAAGAGATCAATACAGTGAAGAACAACTTACCAATCTATTTGAAAAGGTAATACCTGAAGGTCGTGTGTTTATTCATGCTCATCTTGGTGCTACTGATATTGAAGAAATATTTTCCAAGCTACGATACATCATTGTAGGATGTGAATGTAAATGGGTTGTTGTTGATCACTTACACATGCTTGTAAATGTTTTATCTGAAGGCGATGAAAGACGAGGTATTGATATGCTGATGCAAAGATTGCGTAGCCTTGTTGAAGAGACAGGGGTAGGTTTAATTCTTGTTTCTCATTTACGTAGAGCTTCAGGTGATAAAGGACATGAGCAAGGTGTTGAAGTATCTCTGTCACATTTAAAAGGTTCTCAAGGAATAGCTCAGTTATCTGATTGTGTGATTGCATTGGAAAGAAATCAACAGGCTACCAATCAAGACGAAGCCAACACAACAAGAGTAAGAGTTCTTAAATCAAGATACACAGGAGACACAGGCTTAGCTTGTAGTTTAAGATATAACAATGAAACCGGTAGGCTCTTTGAAGTCACCGAGGAGGAAACATTTGACAACGAAGATTTCTAAACTTGTCTTTGATATAGAATGTGATGGATTAAAACCAACTAAGATACATTGCATTGTAGCTAAAGAAGTTAATGGTCCAGTATATAAGTTCCCACCACATAAACTAAATGAAGGTGTTGAACTTTTAAAAAGTGCTGAGACTTTGATAGGTCATAATATTTTAAGTTATGATCTACCTGTTCTTAAAAAGCTAATGGATGTTGATTTAATGGATAAAAATATTGAAGACACATTAGTTATGTCAAGACTTTTTAATCCTATCCGTGAGAACGGACACAGTTTAAAGACTTGGGGATACCGAGTTAACTTTGTAAAACAAGAACAACCTTTAGACTTTAATGAATACACACCACAAATGATGGAGTATTGTGCAAACGATGTTCGTTTAAATGAAATTGTTTACTTAGCTTTACTCAAAGAGGGTGATGGATTTAGTGAAGAATCTATTGATCTTGAACATCGGGTTGCTAATATTATGGCACAGCAAGAATCAAACGGATTTAAGTTTAATGAACAACAGGCAACGATGTTACTTGCACAACTAAAAACTAAAATGTATGAAGTGACTGATGAGGTTCAACGAACATTCAAACCTAGAATGGTAGATGTTAAACTTGTGACTCCTAAACTTAAGAAAGACGGTGAGTTATCTAAGTCAGGATTAACTACTGAAGAATATGAAAAGCTTATGTCAAGTGGTGATTACAAACCCTTTATGAGACAAGAGCTACAAGAGTTTAATCTTGGTAGTCGTAAACAGATAGGTGAATATCTAATAGACTTTGGGTGGAAACCAAAAAGATTTACTCCAACTGGTCAGCCAATTGTCGATGAAGGTACACTCAAAAAGATTACTCATATTCATGAAGCTAAACTTATTGCAGATTTTCTTTTGTATCAAAAAAGAATAGCTC